AAACTACCGTAATGCCAAACACCGTGACTGTCCTTTCCACGAAACTTAACTTTTCTCATGCCGCAACCTCCTTGTAAGCCTCGATAATTTGTTTCAATGCCTTTTTAAAAGTAATACCACTCGCGTACGCGTACATTCTTACTTCAAGCTCACCCTTTGCCTGATTTACTGAACTCCGATTGCTTGCTAGTGCTTTTCCGTATCTATCAACAATTTGTTGTTTAGTCATCTTTATTACCTCCGTTTGTGTTGTTCTTTATGTCCTTATTATACATTAGTGAATATTCATTAGTCAATATTATTTGCCGTAATTTATTCACTTGTGTATAATTAATGTAGGAGGTGACTCGCATGTTAAAAGTAACGCCCAATCTCGAACGCGCACGCAAAGACGCCGGCCTCACGCAAGTTGAACTCGCAGCGAAATCCGGCGTTCCCCAGGCGGCTATATCGCGCTTTGACAAGTCTGCGCAGGGCTCATACGCTAATCTTATCGCGCTGGCCCATGCGCTAAATGTGCCGGTCGAGGCGCTGTTCTCGATCGAAGTAGAAACGGAATAACTACGCAGCTGACGGTAACTCAGCGGCTACTTCCGCCGGCTCCGCGGTTACTTCATTTACCGCGCTCATATCCGCCAGCCATCGCGCCCCAATCCCGCATTTCTGCGTAAACGGCTCCGTGAGCTCTCCGGGCTCGCGCCCATTACCACCCTCCCGCAGATTATATGTCACGACCGCACCCGCCGCCGTATCACGCTTATAACGGACGGCCCGCGCCTTATTCCGTATCTTAGCGCCGGCATCGACCGCATTATTCTCGCCCGGTGAACGCTTCCTCCGCCCGGCTCCCGTACGACTGTTGCGCCCGTCAGCCGCTAATACAACGCCGGCCCCTTGCGGATCATCGTCCCGTATCGGAGTCTCACCGCGCATATTCGTGGATTCGCTACCGCGCCGGCCTTCGCGCCTACGTTCGAGCTGCGTGTCCGAGTAGATCGGGTACTCGTTATGCTGCGCCTTATGCGCGTCTTCGTCCGCGAGCTCATCGTAGAGCACAACGTTGGTCAGGCGGTCCATTAGCGCGGTACTCGCGGATACCGGAGTTGGACGCTGACCGGGACAGCCTTTCGCGTACCATGCGTCGAGCGCGTATTGGTTAAACTCGCCGTGATCGCGGTAATATACGTCCTGAATCGCAGCTACAACGAGCATGCGCGTTTCACGGTCGCGGATATCGTAAGTCGCGCCGTTGTATACGTAAGGGATCGGCGGTGTGTCCTCCGCTTTAAATAGCGAGCGCATCGCGGATTCTAGCGCCTCAATAGCGGCGGTCGTGCGTTCGATATACGTAGCCATATATTAAGCCGCCTCCTCTTCCGTCAGATCGTAGCTGACCGTAATCTCACCGTACTCCCAGCGCTTATACACCGCCGCTATCTTATCCGCAGCCTCACCGTAGAGCTTAGCGGCCGCCTGCTGCGTTATGCCCATAATTCCCGCCGCGTCCTTCTGCGTCATGTCCGCGCCACTAATCCACGCGAGTGCTTCCGCCTGGCGCTCCGATAAGCCGGCGCTGAGGATAGCGGAGTGAAGGTCGAGCAGGATGCAAGACGCGTCGGTGTCTCCGTGATATCGTGCGGAGTTAACGTGGTGGCGATCGCGGAGGAGCTTACGTACGCCGTCCGCTGTGCTAAGCGTGTATTTAACTTCGTATGTGCGTGCGCCTTTGTCTACGTCGATTTTTACACTTCCGATGATGATCCGCTCCCTTATTGTGAATTTATCTAACGTTGAAACTTGCGAATATCTGCGCGGAACTACTCCGCAATCAACCGCTCGATCCCGAGCTCAGCCGCGACATATGCGTTCTCGCAATCGCCGTCGTGCGTCATATCCTCGTTGCTATACAGCGTAAACGTATCGCCTACGTAAATCTCACCGCTGCACCATACGCATTTAGCGGCTACTCGCGGCTCAGTCGGCGTCTGGAAGCGTTCGTCCATCGGCGTCCACATTACGCCGCCTCCCGCAGGTCAACCGCTAGAACGGCGTTAAGTTGCTCCGCCAGCGCGACTCCGATCACGTAGGAGACGCGCGATGCGACTCCGTTGCCAACGATGCGGTATTGCGCTGATAGCGAAATTGTGTCCGGCAACGTGTATGAATCGGGCACGGATTGGATGCGGAGACATTCGCGAACGGTGAAGCGACGAGGTGCCTCATCTACCTTTTTCCAATGCGTCGCCTGTTCTTTGCTCAGTGCTTCTTCCCGTATTTGTTTCATGGTTACGCTACCGTCTCCTGGGTGAATAGAAACGTCGCGAGGGTTCGTTAAAATTGTATGCGCCGGTTTGTCCCATTTAACAACACGATCCCTACTGAGGTATTGACTAGAAAACCCACCATCACGCGGGTTTAGCTCATCTATTGTCGGTTCCGGCAAATCTCCGATCACATCACGTAGCACTTGCGTACGGTACTCCTCTGCGCTTGGCTCCGGAAACTCAAATGTAAATCCGAGATCCTTACGCACACCTACGATAAATACGCGCTCCCTCTTTTGCGCAACTCCGTAATCCCATGCGTTAACTAGGCGCCACGTAACCGCGTAGCCGATCTCATCAAACTGTGCAAGGAGGGCGTCGAACGTAGGACGGTGCTTCTTCGTAATCAACCCCTTTACGTTCTCAAATACGAAGGCTTTCGGCTGCTTATCCGCGATTATCCGCAGGTACGTCCACACGAGCTTACCGCGCTCGCCTTCTTCGCCGGCACCCGAGCCAGCAACGCTGTAGTCCTGACATGGCGGACCGCCTGCGATGATATCGGCGTCTGGTATGCGTGCCTGCAGTGTTTCATCCGTAATGTCTCCGCAGATTACGTGATCGCCGATATTATAGGCGTACGCCTCTGCCGCGCGCTTATCGAAGTCATTCGCGAAGGTAATATCGTAGCCCGCCGCCTGTAATCCGACCGCCATCAATCCGCCTCCGCAGAATAACTCGGCTACCGTCAGGCCGTTCGCGGGTAATTGAGGTGTTACGTTATAATTGCGTATGGTTACCGTCTCCTTTTCGCTGATATCTACGAGTCCGTTTGGAGCACCCTTCGCCCACTGTGTTAATACAGCGGAGGAAGGCGCGTCCATTGAGGCTATCGGATGCTTGCGAGTATACTCCGCGTAACCTCCGTCAGCCAGTTTCTGCGCTACCGCTGCGCTAAGCGGTTTCGGATCGTGATTCGCTATCATCCGCAGTCACCTCCGTATTCTCCCGTTTCGCCAGCGGCGTCCGATCGTCGTACGGCAGCGCGTTAATCGCGTCGATGCGTCCGTAAAAGTAGCCAATAGCGTAGACTTCGCGGTATTCTTCCGTTGTCATTACCATTACGCCGCCTCCCTTATCGTTAACTCCGCGATTATCTCGTCAACTGCCGCATACAACTCCGCGAGCGATCCGTTATTCGTAACCGTATAATCCGCCGCGTATTCGTCCAGCGCAGTCTCCGTACCGTGCGCGAGGTCAGCGTAGGCGAACGTGTCTCCCGAGTTGACGGCGCGCTCGATGCGGAGGCCGTCCGGTGCTGTTACGCGGATAATGACGTATGAACGTGCGGCGAGCGCTTCATACTCCGATTCCTGGCGCACATCCGTGATCACTACGGGACCGTCCGTCCCACTTACCGGACAATTACGTGAGTAAGCGATATTATCGAAGCAAGCGTCGACCCATACGTTTTCTCCGTAGTGTTCGCGCATAAATTGTCCGTGAAACTGGTAACCGGCGCGTGGTTTCGGGTCGCGCGGTATTTCCGGATAGCGACGGTGAAAGTCCGCTTTCATTTCGTCGGCGAACGCGAACTGCGTGTATCCGTATTTGGACGCGAGATAATCGCCGACCGTATCCTTACCGCTGCGAAGGCGTCCCAAAATCGCGATGTTAGGCAACGTCATTCAACGCTCACCTCCGGAATTAATATCGCGACCATCTTGCGGTACTCGCCGGCGGGATGCCAAACGCTACCCTCGTCTTGACCGCTGAGCCTGCGGACTTTACGGCCGTTCGACCACACGTTGAGTACGTCGATCTCAGCGTCGAGGGGCAGCGCGTTAAGCATCGCAATTACTTCGTTGGCCGGGCGCTTCATAACGGCATCACCTCCGCCCATTTGTCCGCCTCGTCAACGATCCACTCAAGACGCGTCCTCACGCTGACAATGCGTCCGATTCCATATTTATCCGTCCGACTGCCGAAGTGATAACGCAGTGCTAATTTTGCGTCGCGGAGCTTGTCATACGTCTTGTCTTGCGCGATCTCCTCCGTTGCGATTTCGATGATTGCGTATCTTCCCGTCTTCATATTACGCAGCCCCTTTCAGCGCGGAGGAAGCAGCGGAATGGCCACCGTCCTCATCCCGTGAGTCATCTAATACCGTGAGATTATCGAAGTGATCCTGCGCTGTCGATAGGAACGTCTCCACGCTTGTATTCTGCGCAACCTCGCGGACAGTAAGCGCTCCACGCGAGCTCTCGTTATAACGAACTACGTCACCATCGCGTACGATTTCCGGCCCCGGCGCGTTCAGATACTCCGCAGGGACTACGATTCCCAGCGCACGGTGCAGCGCAATTGCCTTACCGATTGCGCTATTAAACGTCTCGCCTGGCGCACATTTCGCGATTCCGCGATACGCAACGCCGCCGCCATCGTCATACTGAATGAGCGCAACGACGGTTCGTTTATCACAATTAATCACGTAAGCCACGGTATGGCAGGGCAAGTATCCGTCTTTAGCGCAAGCTTTCGGCCAGAAGCTGACGGAGTGGCCGTCTCTATTGGCGCGGTACGTATTCTCTAACGTTGTTACGTCAGCCTTCGC